AACGCAGATGATAGTAAACCAATTTGTTGTGGCCCATATCCTCTTGCATCCAAGAACTGATTGTATGCTTGATCCAATCCAGCTTGTTGTAGACCTTGTTGCTGTCTGCCAATGTTAGCTAGTAATCCTAAATTACTGTATTGATCTGCTAATTGATTACCGAATAAACCAGCTTGAAAACCTCTGTTGCCTATTTCTCTACCTATATCTTGTCCAGCTAGTGATGTAGCTCTATCAAAACCACCTTGTCGTAAGCCAGCAGCGGTTCTGGCTGCTTGGTCTGCAAAGGCTCTATTGGTTTCTGCTTCTAATACTCCGCTTCTTGAACCACCAAAAGCACCAGATCCTATTGCTCTGTCTTGATCTCTACCAATAGCCATTTGTCTGGATCTATCTAAATCAGCTAATGTGGTGTCTATAACTTGTTGTGTGTATGGGTTTTGATAAGCACCAATGTCTCTATCTAAAATACTAGGTGCTTGCATATTAGCCAAAGCGTTTAATGAACTTCTAGGATCGTAACCCATAGATTGACCAAACATATTTCTAGTCGCATCAAACCCTTGTAATTGATCTGGGTTAAAGCCAGCTACTCTTGCTCCTGTGTATGGGATATAAGGCTGGTCAGCCACAATTCTTGCTGTGTCATAAAGACCTTGATACATCTTTAACTGTGCGGGATCAATCGTTGTTGATTGAGTTGTTGTATTTTTTCCTTTGCTCATAATTTATTCCAGTTCTTTTCTAATCATGTGTTCTTCCACAAACCCATGTTTCTTTAAAAATCTTTGCCATCCTTTTCTTCCCCCTCCGTAGAGCCGAGAACACCCAAAATAAGTGGCAAACCTTTCAAACTCTGGCAACATTCCCAAGAGTTCTTCTACGTCACCACCACAAAACAATAAGTTCATTATACGTTTTTGTGGGTAAGTGACCACTTCCGTTATCATTATTGACTCGCTTGCGGGCCAAAGCTGAAACTGTCCATTCTCTATGCCATTTTCTATATCTTCAAGAGCATAAAGGTCTTGTAACTCAATAGCTGGAACTAATAGGTGTCTAAGCCTTAACCAATGAGGTTTCCAGTCCTCACTATGATACTGCTGTTGTACTGAGGTTTCCACTATTGTCCGCTTGTATTTTAAACTTAGAGCCATCAGGACTCACCAAAACTATTTCTGTCTGATCACCACCATTGGCTTCAATTCTTTCACCTTTATTAAAGGTTAAGCCAGATTGGTTCTCTAATTCAGACACCAAATAGTTTTGATATTCCCTATCGTATTGTTCACCTGGTCTTGTAAATGTTTTTCTCGCCATTACCTACGACCTCTGTTCCTTAAATCTAATCTTATCGCACCCACTTCAAAATCTTGTGTTGTTTCACCTGTAACTTTCATCTGTACCTGACGAGCTGTAAATCTTGCATCCGTATATCCGTCTGTTGAATCAAAAGTAAAAGAGCCAAAATCTGTTTCAGGCCCTAGCGGTGTAAACTTTCCTTTAAAACTAAGGGTTACACCAGGTAGTGTGTTAGCTTCTGAATCAGGAATGATCTGATTGACTTGCACACAACGATCACCATTACCTATTTCTATAGGCCCTGATTGTGCAAAAGGTACAGATGTACCCAATGAAGGAGAATTGTTTAAAACAACGCTTTCGTGTTGATAAACAAAACCATCATTATCACAAGCTATGGGATAGTCAAACGTACCCTGATCCACCCAACAACCTCTATCCATAGATCCAATACTCCAGCTGTTGTCTAAATAATTCCAAATAACGTATTTGTCTGGTTTTAAAGAATCGGTTGATGGAAAGAACCACCATATTTCATTAAAGTTAGAGTTGTGTCCTCCAGCTATGGTTTTTCTATAACTGTATTTTAAATCGTCAAATATATAATCATGCACTTCACAAGGAATCTCTTTAACAGAACCATCAAAAACAAAAAAGCTGTTTTCACCCATCCATGCTAAGAAGTTACCAGCACTAACAATTCCTCTTGTTGATATGGCTTTACAGTTTGTGCCAGCGTCTTGAATACCATATATAAAGGGCTGACCTGTGTAATACATTCTTGCAACGCCTGTGTCAGTAAACAATATAACGTCTGTTTGCCATTTAACAGCACCTATAACTCTGCCACCTGTAGGCACTTGTAAGTCACCAGCTGTATTAGTAGCTGCTGCTGTCCAAGTAGTAGATGCTTCTCTTGATGACCAAGCAATCTTTCTAGGATCTCCACCAGAACCAATCGCTAATATGTGTCTCTCATTAGTTACCACAACACCTAGATTGCCTGTTGGTGCATTAGTTATTGCAGTTCCAGCTGCATCTGGAGTGTTTGTTCCTCCACCATGAGGTCGCCATTGATAGATCTTGCCGTCTGATGCTGAACAAAATATTAAATATTCACCCCAGTTATCAAACGAGAAAGATGTTGTGTTAAAAAGTAATCCTGATTGAGAACGAGCATCACCATAATCTTCTACGTTGTAATTGTATGCACCAAAGCCTAAAGGATCAGTTGAAGCGTCTGTTACAAAACCAGATGGTGTTATGTCATACCAAGTGTTTCTAGTTAAAACATAAACCTTTTGTCTTGTACCAACCGCTAGAATTGGATTACCAGCGTTATCTGAATAAGTAAAAAGAGCTGTGGGTGTGCCTGTTAATGCTGTGCTTTTTAACTTTTCCCAACCACCAATGGGCCTTAAATTTCCATTCTGGAAACGAACTAAATCCCCATCAGTCCAGCGACCTTTATTACTGTACGCTGTTCCGTTGGTAACAATTCCTGGAGGTGGAGTTATTGGGAGCAATGCCATTCACTTTTAACCGATTGTTTTAGTAACTGATGTTGGTGTAATCTTTTCTGCTATCTGTCTATCTAAGCCCGATTTAAGTTCAGTAACTTCATCAGCACCCATAGCAGCTTCTACCCAACCTTGTACTTTAGCAGCGTCTAAACTTCCAAAGGCTACAAAGCTAGAGATACTGTCTGTATCTAATCCTTGTGTTCCATAGACTTCTGAAGTCCAGTTGTTACCATCTGAATCTTTGTTAGTGCCATCCGTTGCTGTTAGTCTCCAATGTACGTTATGAACTACATCGCTATTGCTGTCTTTTGTTGGGTAAGTGTCGACAGTACTCACATCCCATGCATAATTAATTGCCATTATTATTCTCCTTTTAAGGTTTGTATTTCAGTTTTTAACTGTTCTATTTGTTCTTGTTGTTCTTGGATAGCTTTTACAAGTAATGGTGTAATTCTTCCGTAATCCATGCCTTGCATCATCTCTGCATCCTTTTCTCCTGAAACTGCATCACTAAATATTTCTTGTACTTCGTGTGCTATAAAGCCTTCACTTGATGTGCCATCTGATTTCCAATTAAACTTAACAGGATTCAAATTGTTAAGTCTGTCTAAACCATTTTCTATAGGAGTTATATTTTCTTTTAATCTATAGTCTGAACCTGTATCGTAAGTCGTTCCTGTATTAGTTACATTTATAAAACCTATTTCAGTACCACCATTCGACCTAAACGTCATGGCATAATTTGTAGCACCAGTTGTTGTATTTTGTGTTTCAATGCTAGTTTTAGTAGGGGAAGCATACATAAAAATATTACAGGCGTTTCCTAACGAACCAGTATTGCCAACCAGTAATCTACCACTTGAATCAATACGGATTTTTTCTGAGCCACCTATACAAAAATTTATTGCATTTGTAGTGGGTCTACTCATGCCTGTATCTGTGTCATTATCAAAAGCATACGTTGGAGCGGAAACTGCACCTGCTGTAGCTGTAACTTGTCCTCCAACTGTTAGTTTAGAAACAGGACTTGTATCTCCTATGCCTACGTTTCCAGTACCATCATTAATTACTAAATTTTGTGTGTTTGTTGAAGGCGCACCACCTATATAAAGATAATCGTTTTGTACCCCTATATAACCTGTAGTGTCATCATCTTTTAGTTCTATGAATCCGTTATCGTCTGTACTATGGAAATGAGCCATAGTGTTTGTTGTGCCAGAGTTTACATTCAGTTTTGCACCTGGACTCGTAGTTCCTATGCCTACGTTGCCACCATTAAAGTATGAATCTCCACCTGCTCTTATTTGAACAGTTGTGGTATCAACATTTTTTATTCTCAGCCTTCCTTCATTAACAGCATTTGTGCTTAGTTCAAAGGTATCTTTTCCGTCTGTGTTCGGTGAACAAACAATCCCACCATTTACATCTAATTTACTATTAGGACTCGTAGTTCCTATACCTATGTTTCCAGAGGTATCAATTCTTAATCTTTCAGCAGAAGATGTTCCAAAGAACATATAGTTAGAAGCATGATTATAAGCGACATAACCTGCATAACTTGCTGCACCATCATCTCCTGCTAAAGCATCTGCAAAATGCAATGCACTATTTGTATTATCTTGTGCAATTATACTTATGCCATGTGCACCCGTTGTATTACCTACTACTAAATCATCTGCAAGGGAATAAGCACTACTCGGAGTTGAATTTCCTATACCTACGTTTCCAGCATTATTGATAACGTAAACAGTATTACCACTAGAACCATCATCTACTGTTATGGCATTACCACTTCCATCGTTTCTCACATATAAGGCAGCACCACTAGCACCCGCTCCATCTTGTAGGACTTGTAGACAAGGTGAGGACGTTGAAGCATTGCTATAAAAATATCCTACAGGTTCATCTGTTGCTGTGTTAGTTACATGAAGTTTAGCTGAAGGTGCAGTTCCTATGCCAACTCGCTCAGAACTATCAATAGTTATAGCAGTCGCATCTGCGTTATCGTCTATACCTGTAGATGTGAATGTAGCTATGCTGACTGCGCCTAAAGATATAGCAGTTCCAGAAGAACTAAATATCGCATCTATTGTGTCAAGATCCGTATTTAGTTTCGTTCCCCAAGTATCTGTAGATGCTCCGACCTCTGGTTTGGTTAAACTTAAATTTGTTGTAGTTGTATCTGCCATAATTCTTATCCTTTATGCTGCTTCTGACCAATCGGTTGATGTATTTGATTGTTCAGACCATGTTGTAGTTGAAACTGTCTGTTCCGTGAAGGTGGTTGTCGAAACAGTTTGCGTATCCCATTTTATGCTACCAATCGCAGAAAAACTAGAGGTTTGTGCGATGGTTGATGCACCAAAATATTTTATACCACCAAGAGCCGTTACATTACTGGTTTCTGCTATCGTTGAAGCAGCTCCAATTATAAATTTACCAGTTGCAGTAAAGCCTGAAGTTTGAGCAATCGTTGATGCTCCAACTTTAATAAGTACGCCAGCTGAAGTAAATCCGCTGGTTTGTGCAATCGTTGCTACACCATCAAGAACAATTAGACCTGTCGCTGTAAAACCCGATGTTTGTGCTATTGTGCTTGCGCCTAATTTAACAACGTGGCCCGTAGATGTGAAACTAGACGTTTGTGCTATCGTTGCCTGTCCACGATCTATTTGTCTGCCTGTAGCTGTAAACCCTGAAGTTTGCGCTATGGTAGCTGAACCAAGTTTTACAACCTCTGCGGTTGAAGTGAAACCAGACGTTTGAGCAATGGTACTCGCACCTGGTTTAACTAATTTAGCTGAAGAAGTAAATGCAGACGTTTGAGCTATTGTTGCTGAAGCAATAAGATCTAATCTTCCGTCAGCAGTTACCCCTGAAGTCTGCGCTATTGTTGCAGACGCAAAGTGGTATGTGGGAGAGCCATAATCAGCCTTCCCATAATTATATTGACCGTAGCCAATACTTGCCATTGATTAAGCTAGTGTTATATCTAAGTCGCCAGCATCAAATCTAAATACGTCTCCGCTTGCTACTGTCTTAGATGCAGTTAAAGCCGCCCATGCTAACAAGTTACCAGACGTTGCAGCATCAAATACTCCAACGTGCGTAACTGTACCCCATGCACCAGTAGCAGTTACAAACTCTACTGCCGCTCCGTTTGTTGCTGTAGTAGGGGATGTTCCGCTTACTGTCATTGCTGCCATGCTTTTCCTAGCGTAAGAACCGCCAGAAACTTCTGTGCCACCACCTGTATCAGATGGTGCTGCTGTGTATAGAGCCACATATAAAGTGCCTGGTGCTGAATAAGCACTTCCACCAAATACATGATCTAAAACTTTATCTTCTAAATAAT